ATCATAGCGGCGGGTCTCTGCACCACAACAACTCTCGCCATCAGGCATTACATCAAAGTAAGAAGATTCAAGAAAAGATGGCTACAAAACTCTCACCGATATTAACGGAACTCAGACGCATCCTCGCCGGCGGCATACACCGCATCGACAACGACGAATGCTCCGAAACATACGCAATGGGTCTCGTAAGCAAATTCAACGCCGAAAGCAAGGGATACTACAACAAAGACTCCCTTGTCAACTATGACAAGGCAATGCGTATCACGGGAATTAAAAACAGAAACAAGTTTCTTGAGCTTTGCAAGAAACATAATATTGAGCAGAAAACTTTAAACAACCAAAGTGTTGGCTTCCTCAAATGCGAAATAGAACAACTCGCTACAATATTGAGAAAGCAAAGGGAAGACGGGAGCAAATGAAAACTCCCGTCTTTTATATATAGTGAAAATGGTTAAGACGTATGAACCTTTGTCTTGCCGTTCAAGTTCTGCATAGGAACGGTTATCTCGATATACGGGCAGTTGCCGTGCCACCGCTCGTCACTGACCTTTATCTCGTCGGTCACAATGAAGTCGAACTCCAAATTGCGGGCATCATCCCAATAACGGTGAATGCCCAACCGCAGATAATCAATGAAGTTCTTCAATGTTGTTTGACGCAAAGACGCATCGCCTATGATAAGGAAATGCATTGTAATCTTCGTCGCCTCGTTGGTATAGCCATTGATGGACGCTGACGGTATATGGACACGGAGCCTGTCGCTGTCTGCGTAAGCCTCGGTGTAGATGTTCTTCGTCTTGCCGATGTCATTCATACCTTCGGCTTTCATATAACGCAGACCAGTGAAATGACTCTCAATGTCATATGTAGACGCATCGTTTACGTCTATACGTTTCATGTAATGTGTGTATTGTGATGATTTTCCCATAAGTTATGTTGTTTTAAACAGTATATCCATAAACACAATAATATGAATCGGTGCCCGCGAACGTGCACGTACTTGAAACAGGCAGTGTTACCGTTAGCAAACCGTTTGACGATAACACCCAACTAATTGTTTCGCGTTCTATTTTTGAAGAACTGCCGTCAAGATATATTGCGCCCGTACCATAATAAATGGAATCATAATGATTATAACGCACATTTATAACCTTTCCACTTGTATAAACCGTACCGCTCACCCAATTGATATCCAAAAAAATCAATTGTGATATATCATTGCACGTCAAAAAAGCATGCATTTCTCTATTGCTCATTACTTGCACCACACTTACAGCATAGTCAATCGTGGTACCATACGTTCCCGTGACACCCTGTATCGTGACGCCACTCTTGATGTTCTCGGGAATTAAGGTCGGATTGACAGACATGGCGGGATATACCGCGCTGAGCATATACCCTGAGTCGGGATATATCACATCGGGTGCCGTGGTGCCGCCCAAATACATTGACTTGGTCTGCGTCGGCGTTGGTGGCGTGGAACCTGAATGAGTGCCCATGACGCCAAGAATTGTAACACCATTGGCAATGTTCTGAGAAATCAAATTGGGGTCTGACACTTGAGCATACTGCTTACCCGCCACATCGTACTGTTGAGTCGTCGTTATCGACTGCGTTCCTCCTATGTCCTCTATCGCTTCTGTACAGTCAAAGAGGTCGTTGTCGCTCGCCCTCTGCGAAGCGGACATCAAACCCAAGTTAATCAACTTGTTCCTTATTCTGTTTCTCAAATTCGTAAGACGAACTATTTCACTATAAACTGACATATACACCTCCTTTAAATAGCCGCAAGTTGCGCTTCAATCCATCCTACCTGTTGGTCTAATTCCCAAAGGTTAAACGGAATCATCCCTAAAGTAGAGTCATAGTAATATAACTCATTCTTTGTCTCAAGCATAAACTTGTCAATGTCAGATTGGTTTTGACTCTCTACATCACCTGTGTAACCGCCAAGATAGATGTATAACCCCTTTGGCTGCAATCCTGTAGAACCTGTAATCCCTACAGGATACCAATGTGTATGAGAGCTGTCCAAATTCACCTCAAGCCAAACGGCGTCATAGTTGCCGAAATCACGTGTAAAAGTTTGGCTGCCAATGACAACGCCATTGTCTGAAAGCGGGACTTCATAATAAGAATCATATGCCTTGAGACTATTTACATCCGTATCTGTCAAATAAGAAAAACCCATATAAGCATAAATATGCGCACCTATGGGCATAAGTTCTGACGTAAACCCATTGCTTGTATATAATGCCTGTAAAGTAAAGCCATCATAAGCAAACAGTTTTCCGTTTGAAATAGTTCCAACATCACTGCAATAGCCGCTCAGCAGAACTGCGTTATCCTCCAACGGTATGTCGTTCAAGGCATTGTTGGAAGGGTCTTTAACCTGATATATCCTTGCCATATTTCACTCCTCTCCTTCTTGTGTTATTCGTTGGGATAAAACACAGGACGCGCCTTATCTTTGCAAGCCTCGCAGAAGTCGTTGTACTCTGCGAACCTCTCGGGATTGGTATCCCTTTGACGCTGTATTGCAAACTCGTCGGACTGAGAGTATTTCTCACGTATCAAAGCCTCTACGGTAGCGCCATAGGTGGGATAGCCCGCAATACGCACGCAGTCGTACTCGTAGTAAGTCCTGCCTTCTTCGGTAATCTCATGCACGTCCATATTGACGTAGTAGTTGCCTTTTCCGATGTTTTCAATCGGCTGTGGTCTGTTGTCTGATTGCGTTTTCATGATATAAGTGTTTTTTTATTCATCAATGTATTATGGCAGAGGGATGAGATATTCCCTCTGCCATCACTTGTTATTTTTCAAAAAAGCAAAGCCGAGAGCCGACGGACGTGGACGCGTACGCAAGACCAAAGAGCGAGCCGACGCAAGCGAGACCCGCAAGCGCCCCGTACGCGTGACCACCGAGCAGAGAACAATAGTAAGTCCCGTTTTCGTGCGCCTGATAGTTATAATCACAGTAGGCTTTCAAAGCACCTCCTCCTACAGCCTTGCAGTTGATGTCGCCGTCATCGCCAATCATTATCTTCTTCTTATAACCATTGCTACCGACATTATTGCCTATCGAAGTGTAGTTATTTGAATTTGAGTCAGACGAGTAATTGGCAGGGGTGCCGCAGCGTAAGACAGCCTGCTGTGTGCCGTCGCCGAGATACTTGATGCCGTCGGCAAACTTCCATATATGACCGAACGGCATCTCCACGCCGCGATAACTGTTGACAGATACCTTGATGTTTGTTCCGAAAGCCGACGGAAGCGCGAGAATCACCTCGCCGCTATGGTTGCCCAAGCAGTTTGTGATGCCGCAAGGGACAAACGGGTTAGACGAATTGAAATTACCCCACGCCGTAGAATCTACTGTTGTCACGCCGTTGCCCAAGCCTCCCTGATGGAAGCCATCGTAGTCGAGAGCGACATTGACAGTCGCCTGTGAGTTGAGGTTGGCGTACTCTATGACATAGAGCCAATATAAGGCGAGACACTGTTCGTAGACCAACATATTCCATCTTGTGTCAGGGTCACCGTCAATAGAGTGTCTTGCCCTCGCGTCAGTCCTCAGCGTCTCCATAGTGACAGATGTTGTCGGGAACAGGCTGTGTGTGCCTGCGATGTAAGCAGCCCAATCGGCGGGAGCACCCGTCTCGCCGATGACAGACACGTCACAGGTGGCGTTTACCTTTCCATTGACGACAGAAAGAACCAAGTCTTTGATGTCTGAAGTGGAGCATAACTTGTTGTTTGCGTCGATGTTAGCCTCGTAAGCGGATATGTAGCCTTTCCTGACATGTATCCACCCTGTAGTCTCTTGCGGATAAGGGCTAATCATAGCCTTCACCATCGTCTTGGCTCCGTCAAGGTAGGTATATACCTTTCTCCAATGTTCAGGTATCTCAACCATCACCTGACCGTCTGAACCGTCAAGGGTAGCGCCCGCCTGTAACAGATACTTCTCTATCGTCAAGGTAGGAGCAGCCATCATGATGTCCTGACCGCCTACCTGCGGAGCGACAATCTCTATAGTGCCGCCCTTGCCTACGTTGATGCCGTTAGGCAATAGTTGGTTCAATGGGATGTCGATGCCGTTGTCCCTATACACGAGGTTGGTGTAAGTGAGGGGTGTAACCATAAAATTAGCATACCTACCAGAAAGACTTGTTTTTAGTTCATCAGCATCAGAAATGTCTACATCATCAATAAAAATTTTACCATTTCCAGCCAAGCATGTATAATTATTAGAAGGTGTTCCCATACTAAAAGCATTCGTATCCGCTATATATTTTCTATCTATGATAACATTTTTATTAGTTGCAGTGTTATTCATGGCAGGGTTTGTTAGTGTATAATAACATCCTCCTGTAGTACTTGTCCCATTTTTATGCCAATCAAACGTACCTAAATCAGCTCTACCAACATTCACCACAGCACTGTCTTTAGTCAGTACATCCTTAATACTACCTGCACTTAACATTCCGTTAGGATAGACCTGTGTCAAGTCACCTTCGCCATTGAGTTGACCGTAAATCTTGGTGACATCGTATGGATAAGTGTTTGTCTGACCGTTCGAAGTAGTCTTAATACCAGCCATCTTGTTGTTCAAGATGGAGCCTGCATCATAGTCATAGTAGTCTTTCAATCCTACGTTCTGAGCAAGCCAAGCATCAAACTGTGCTGCTGTTGTGGGTTCATTGCCTTCACCGAACATTAGAGTGAGGTCAAAACACATAACATTTTTAATAGAAAATGAAATGTCATTATTAGGATAACCTTGGTTATATCCCCTTATATGTAGATTGTTATGAATACCAGTTTGTGTCCAAAAATAGTGTAAATTTGTCCACTCAGAATATAATGTATATACTGAGGCACCATCTGAAGAAGTACCAGTTGGTAGTAATGATATTTTAGTGTACTCATTATTAGATTTAACAGTTGCTAAAAATATATACTTATGATTATTTACATACGGGGATAAGCCTTGTTCTGCTATGTGTGTTGTTGCAGTTCCTGTAGCTTCTTTTGTACAAGTATATACATTATCAACCGCAGTTCCACCACTCCAATAATCTGAACTTACAAAATTACCATTCTTCACTAACTGATTCCAAACAATGCTGTGACCTTTGACGGATTTAAGGTATTCTGTGTTGTCTCTGACATCGTCAGTCTCAGTCTTGGTTAAGAACGTAACATCAGATGTAACCCATCCTTCCTGACTGCCCGCCTTCTTGGTGGAGTCTCTGTCATCAAGATAGTAGTTCACTGTACCATCATCATTTAAGATACATCTGCGCAGCTTCGTCTGTATAGGCAGCATGCGGTGCATGTCCATATTACCCACACGGGTCTTCTGCGGGTCATCCTCGTCCTCGTCGAAGAGGATGCCGTACCAATCGTAGGCGTGACTGCCCTCGTCTTCACTGTCGGGAGATGTGCGAACCTTCTTGTTGTCCACCTTGTGCTTGAGATTCGCCCTCAAACCCGAGAACGATGCCGCCACGCCGCCTGAAGGCGTGAACGCGTGAGTGTGACTCCCTGCACTGCCTGTGTTGCCTTCAGTACCCGAGAAACTGCTCGTCACGCTGCCCGCAGGAGTCAAGGTGTGTGTGTGACCGCCCGCACTGCCCGTGTCGTCGCTTGTGCCCGAGAAACTGCTCGTGACTGTACCCGAAGGTGTATATGAATGTTGATGTCCACCCGCATCGCCCGTCTCATCGCTCGTGCCCGAAAAGGTCGCGGCGACGCTTCCCGAAGGAGTGAACGTATGTGTGTGTCCCGTGGAATTGTCCACTGATGCGTCGGCAAGAACCGTAGGGTCTCCGCTCGCAGGGTCTGACAATGCGCCTGTTGCCACATCTTCATTGGTTGCGGTGCCATTGCCGTTATATGTCACCTTTGACGCGTCAATGGTGGCCGAGAGACCCGATACGGTGTCAGCCGTCGTCATCTTCTTAGTTACGAACGAAAGCACGCCGTCAGTGACATCAATGCCATTGAAGACAGCCTTGGAAGCGTCATAAGTTGACAGGGTCTCGAGAGCGCCCGTGGCACGCTGCGCGTTGGTGGTGGAGCCCGTAAAGTTCACCGAAGTGGCAGGAGCCACGCTGAGTTTCTTGGTGGAGAGTTTCTTCGCCGTCTTTGTCAGCGTGTGATTGTGCACACCGTCACTGCCCGTATTGCCCGCGCTGCCCGTGAAAGAACCCGATATGGTGCCCGATGGAGTGAACGAATGCTTATGGTCGCTGACAGAATCCGTGTTGGCGGCACTCCCCGAAAATGAACTCGACACCGAACCCGCAGGAGTGAAAGAATGCGTATGACTGCCGTCATTGCTTGTCGTACCCTCTGTACCTGAAAATGAGCTTGACACGCTGCCTGCAGGGGTGAATGAGTGCTGATGCGAGCCGTCTGACGCGGTGGTGCCCTCGTTGCCCGTGAAACTGCCGCTTACCGTACCCTGCGGGGTATAGTCGTGGTCTTCCACCTCGGTCTCGGGTATCACCTCGTGTGTGTGACCTTTCGTCGAGAAGTTAGTGAGGTCGGTATCAGTCACCGCAATCTGCACCCACTCGTAATTGTCCGTGTCGGTGTAGTCGGCAGGAACGGTTGGGTCGCCGATGAAGAACAAAGTCCACGCCTCATATTGATTCTCCTCGCCGTCGATGGGCACGAAGTATAGGAAACGCTCCATGGCGAGCCATGCGTCGTAAGTGGTAGGTTTCGCAGGGAGAGAGTTCTCCACAGTCTTCTCCGTCTTGTGAACCAACTGTTCGCGGGCGTATTTGTCCCTCACCTCTATCTGATTACCCGTTGACGGGTCTATGACAAATTCAAAGTAATTGGTCGATGTAGGCATAAGTCTTTATATTTTATATTTGTTAATATTCCGTTTTTTTGTTATTCCTCATTTTGCTGCGACGTAGAAGTGTAAGGCACGGGCTGATTGTGCTTGGTGTAGAAGAACTTCAGTGTATGCGTCTCTTCGACGTGCTGCATATCCAATATGTTAGGTTGATTCTTTACATAACCCAAGTGCGACGGGTCTGTCTCCGACCAATCGGGCTGCACCTCTATATGATACAATATGCCCGCCTGTACGGTATTGGCGTCCGTCAACTCGTCATAAGCGGTTTGAGAGCCGTACCAATCACCCCGCGCATTCTGCACTATGCTCTCCAAGTCGGCGCTTGAAGTGACGTCAGAGCCGTTGTAGTAGACCTTCTTGCCGCTTGCGTATATCTGAGCGACACGAGGAGACAGCAACTTGGTGCCGAGATAGGAATGCCCCGTGTCGGTGCATAAATAGACGGTGTCGCCGTATTTCTCGGGAAGAGCGTCGTAGCCTGCCTGTAAACCCTGCATTATCTTGAAGTCTGCCATATCGTGTCGTTTATTTGTGTATAATTGTTTTCAATTCGCAAAATTACAAAAAAATCCGCATAAAGCGGAAATTTTTGTGATAATTTTAGAAATATCCCCATTGGACTCCCGTCACGACGGTACTTCCACCTCCCCCTCCGCTTTCACCGCCACCGAGTTGCACGATGGATGTGGAAGACCTTTGGATATAGATGTTGCCTGGGAGCATCACATCTCCTGTTCGGTCTATCATTCTCTTAGTGATGCCGCTCTGCGCCTGCTGCACAGATGCGTTTATCTGCGCGACAACCCTGCTGTTGTTTCTCCTGAGTTCGATTTCCTGCTGTTGACGGAATGACCTTGAAACGCTCAGTTCCTCATTCATATCTACATTTATCTCAGGCAATGCGACATCGTGCGACATCCTATATGTGTAGTGCTTGGCATACTGACGGTAAGTGTGATTGTTGAAATTCACATAAAGCACCGCGTTCTCGTTCAGGTTGTCGTCAATCTCGCTGTTCTCCTCTATGAAAATCCTGCTGAACTTAATGGAGAAATTGAACTTCTCGTAGTTGTTGTCGTTCATATATGCTACGAGTTTTCTTGACAACTCGCGTTCAGCCCTGCGGAGATACACCTGAGGCAACTTGATGTTGATGAACACGAACTTGTCGGCATTCTCCTCGTCCTGCTCTTCGGTGCTCTCTGACGTATGCACGTCTGCTATGGACTTCGGACGGATATACACGTTGTACGCTTCATCGGCATAGTTCGGCTTCGCGGAAGGCATCAGCACGCCATAGGTGTCGGTGTCTTTCATCAGTGCGACCCACACGGAGTTTGTGGAAGTATCCTGTTGGCTGTCTATGAAATGTCCGTTTGTCACGACATCGCCTTCAAAGTGAGTGTTGCCGTCCTTCTTCATCGTACCCACCTCGCCGTTCTGCACCGATTCCGCTGTATATGTGTAACGTCTGTACATTGATATGCTCTCGAGCCAACCGCCTTCGAAGGCGTCGGCGTCAGGCGTGATTGGAACCATACCATCATTGCCCTTGTCGTAATACAAGCCATCGGTGTTTATGTATCTTCGCAAATCGCCCGCACTGTATAACTTCTTCGTCGGGTCAGTCTTACTATCACCTCGCCAAACGTCGTAAGGCCAAATCTGAACGGGATTCTTCTTGGTGTTCTCGTCAACGCCAATCTTGAAGTTACAAGCACCGCAGTCGCCTGACGTCATAGAAATCACCATATCGTCCTGTAAGGCGAGGTCGAAGATGTTGAACCCGAGAGGGGCGAGTTTGGCGAAGAAATAAGGGTGTTTGTATTCGCCTTCCACGTTGTCACTATCGTTGTTCTCCCATATCTCGTCGTTATCCGTCAGGTCATAGGCGAACTCACGCACAACGTCGATGCGGATTGGAACGCCGCCGATAATCACTTCGCTGTTTGTCTGACCCTCTATCGTAGGTTTTACGTCATCAAAGTCCTCGATGTGCTCGTGAGGATGCGTCTGCAGATATTCGTTTTCGAAGTCGTAATGTTTGTTGTTCGGGTCTGTCTCATTCTCCTTGTAGATAGGGTTGATGATGACATCCCTGCCCATACCGTCATCTCCCAACTCCTCGCCGATAGGCTTGTCAAGGTCTGCTTCCGTCCCCTGCTGTAACGGCAGATAGTTATGCGCATTGTAATACCTGCGCTCGCCGTCAGTCTTGATGTACACCTCAGGCATAAGATTCGGCTGAGGCGTGATGTACTTCACCCTCTCAAACTCTATCGTGTCAAAGATGTCAGGAGTGTAGCCTTCGCCCGTGACACTGTCAATGCCATAATCCGATAACAGCACGGCTTTATTATTGAGATACCAAGAATCCGTGTCATCATACAGCGCAAGTTTCATATTGACGAAGGTATTCATATATTCATCAGCTTGCATGTTGGGATTAGCCTCAAACACACGATTCTCTCCTTGTCCGCCACCTGCTGGATTAGGTTGCTCGGATTTATTGCACAAATATATTACGTTTGTTCGCTTATCCCTATATTGTTTATTTGCATAACGCATTATAGGAGTGACTTTTTGCTTGCGTGCCTCTTCAATGCTGTTGCTGTTGCTATCTATAAGACTATAACCCGCCTCAGAACAATACGTGTAATGTATTATTGTGCTGTAATTGGGCTGTTGAGTGTGGGATACTGCGAACACAGCATATGGATAAAGACCCTCTTTTTCGTAAAAGTTACTTGCGACATATCCTGAGCTGTTGGAAAAAATATGTGTTATGCCTGTATCGGGGTCTGTATAATTTTCGAAATAGCCCTCAGAAGATATGGTTGTGGATTGATATAAATATCCCTCATAGTGAGCAATCTTTGACTTAGGCCATGAAGATATGTAGAATCCAATAGCCAACTTGTAACTTGGCAAGCTCGTCAAAGTTAAATAACTCCGTCCATTGTGATTTTGGCACCAAGCTTGAAATGGAGTCGGGTTTTGATAAGTCTGAGATGAATCATAAGTTTCCACGACAGAATTACCCGATAAATGTTGGATGACAAATTTGGTGCAATTACCGGCGGAAGCGTAAGACAAATCAAACGTTAATTTAGGTTCGTTGTAAAGCGCATCCCTCTTATAATATGTATCTTCCTCAAATGTTTCGGCAGAAGTCAAGGCGATATATTCTCCATCTACCAATTTATAATAACTGCCATAATTAGTCGCCCAATCACTTGGCTGCTCTGTCAACAAAACATATGTTTTAAGATTAATCAAATAATATGCCTTAATCCCGTCGAGGCTTATATAAGGATTTATCCCTGAAGTCAAATATCCTGCTTCTTGGTATTCTATTTGATTTTTAGTATCCCTTATAATTCCATATTGGAAGTTGTTCCCTATCCTGTTCTTCAGGAACTTCTCGTAGCGTGTCATCTCCTGTGTCGTCGTGCCCTCTCCTGTAGGATAGTCTATCGCGACTTCATCCTGCACCTCGCCCAACGTCTTCAAAAGAGGTCTGAGCCACCCGTCGGGGTTAGGATTAGGGTAATACCAAGGGATGTTGTCTGTACTTCCCACACCCGTGATACGAGTCACAATCTTCTGCGTGGTATTGGTCTTCTCCTTTGACAGCAAGGTATCTTCTACGCCATAGTCAAAAGGGCTCTCGGTAGTAGGCAAACCATCCGCGTCACGCACATAGTCTCCATCATTTTCATCCCAATCGGCAAAGTCGTGTTCGCAATCCGCCACCCAAATCGTCGTATTGCCCGTAAAGACGCCGTTTCCGTCCTTTTCCTTCGCTATATAGTATTGCAGTTCAAACGTGTCGTGAATCTGCTGTAAAGCCTCGTGAATGGTGTTTTTGTCGAAAGTGATTAACTTCTCCTCGGAAGTGACGGGATTGCCCTCGGCGTCGTTACCCAACGCGCACTGATATCCCGAAACAATGTAGTCGCCTGTTACGTCGTCTGAAAGAAAAATGTAAGCGTGCAGATAGCGATTATAATCACGATCGGTGTCGCGACCTATCTCGTTTACGAACGTAACCGCCTCTTCAACACCACCCTCAAACAAATCGGCAGTGGTGGTGAATTCAGGGTACTCAAGGAACACTTGATTCCACTGCTCATAGGTGAGATACGGCACCCATTCGTCGTAATGAGGGTATTTGACATACTTCCTCGTCATCCGAGCCAAACCGCAGCGGATGAGACTTGCATTGAGGCGCTTTATCAACTCGACGATGTCGCCATAGAAACTGAAAGTGACATTCTCCGACACAGGCTTCTCGGTGATGAAAGGCGATACAATGTCGTAAAAATACACGTGCTCCAAGACAACACGCTCGGCAACGAAGTCCATATCGTACCTGTAACGTGCGTCCTCGTTGTTCTTGCCCGATGTAGGCACTTGTTTCAGATAGAAGTTCTCGCCGTTGAATATGACGTGACACTCCTGCGACCACAAGCCGTCCAAGGTGGTGTCTCCGCTGTCAGCGAAACGCATCACTCCCTGAGCGGAGATGGTCGGAGCCGTGCCCATTCTTGTGGCATCGTATGTGAAGTCGTAGATTTCCAACGGGTCGCCAAGATATGGGAACTCACGGTCTATGACGGTGGCGTACTCATAAGCACCTGACTGCCCCGAAGCGGGATTAAACCAAGAACGACGGTATGTACCGTCGGTCATCTTGTATATCTTGTTGATGTTGCTCGCACTTGCAGCAGGAAGCGTTTGTACGGTATATGTGCCCGATTCACAGTCGCTGTCCTTGATTGGAATCAACACCGTCAGAAATCTCTCTTTACTCATCGCTATAATTTCGTTTTAAATTTGTAAAACAACTTGATGCAGTAGCCGACAACCAATATGATGAAACACACCCCCAAACCTATCATCGTCTTCTCGAACCAATTGAGCGGTTTCTTCACCTCGACAACCGTTTGGCTCTCGCTCAGTTGTCTCTCCAACTCCGCTATCCGCTCTTTATATTCGCTCTCCTTTTGGTGAAATTCGGATTCGCTCTCTCTGATGTACTGCGTCAGCCGCTCGATTTCCCTTTCATGCACCACACCGTTCTTGTCCACATAGATGTACTTCTCGATGTAGTGGTCTATGCTGTCGTGCTTTTGCACTATCTTCTCTATTGAGTCGTGGACAACCTCTTTCAGCGTCACGGTGTCGTGGATATAAACGTCACGATACTCTATCTCTTTGACGGTGCGGCATGATGACATCATAGCTGCAATCACAGCGCACAGCAATAGCATTCTACTTTTCATTTGTCTTCGTTTTTCTTGTTCTCAGTTTCGATGGAGTCTTTTTCGCAGCGGCATATCTGCTTTTTGTTGCAAATCCGTTTTCTTTTAAGAAGCTCTGGTACTCACCGTTGAGAAAGGAAACCATGTGTTCTTGCCCCTCACTCAAGCGTTGCAGCTCATCTCCCTGCCTCTTCAATTCGTCTGACTGACGCTTCTGTTCTTCAACCACTGCATTCAGTTGCTTGATGATGTCGGCATTGTCGGTGCCGTTCTTCATTGTGGCTTTGTAGGTCTGCTCCTGCAATGTCTGCATCTGCTTGAACATCTCGGCGGATTTCTCCATGAACATCTCACCGAGTTCAATCTTCGCTTTCTGCAAGTCCACTTCCTGCGTCCCCGCTTCGCTTTCGCTCTTCTTGACCTCAATGTCTTTGAGCTGCATGTTTTGCTTGCGGTATCTTATAGCAAGAATAACGCTCCAAACGAACGCCACCGAGAGACCGCTGTCTAAGAGTAAATGTTGCCACCAAGTCATTTTTATAGTGTTTTTAATGGTTAAACTCTGAAGAAATTGTCACTGCAAAGATACGACTTTTTCTTAAAAGTTTCATTGAATTTCAAAATTTTTCCGTTATTGTATTCCAAATATCCGAAACCTATTGCGTTCAGCCGTCTCAGCCATCCTTTCAGAAACACCTTTTGGCTCGGATTTTTCTTCACAATGTCGTTCAAAAACTCCTCCCTGCGCTTCTTCAACTGCAAGAAAAACGATTGTGCATCAACTGCGTTCAATGCCGATATCGTCTTGTTTCCGACTATGCCGTCAGCCTTAACGCCCAACATCTCCTGAGGTATTCTGATGCCGTGTGCGCCACTGCACCACACCCAATCCACAAGGATATTGGCAAGCGACTGACTCTTGATGTCGTCCGCTTTCCAACGGTTCCAATAATGAGGTTTCATCACTCTGTTGATTGCATCGTCATCTGTGATGAGTTTGAGGTCGTCAACGTCAATGTCTCCGTCTCCGTCCTTGTCGTAGCCGACCTTTTTCCAAGTCGCTATTGTAACACCTTTGTTTGTTTCATGTCCTGTGTCGTTAGGGTGGTTGACGAAACCACCCTCGAACGACAATATCCAAGCGCCTAAAATGTTCAAATTTGCCATATTGTTAAGTTTTAGTCGTTAAACACCTTAAAACCATAACCGCCCATCGGGTGTCCGCTCTTTGATGTTGATAATAACAACTGATGTGTCGCTTGTGCGTTGGCGGCTATCAACTGCAATTGTTGCAACTGAGGGTTCGTGATGTCTCTCGTACCCGCACCCAACATATCCGCAATCCTCGACACGTTCATATCAATACTCGCGGTGTATCCCCTTACGCTGTTCCAATAAGCCTCAAGGATGTTCGCCTGTTCCTCTGTCATACCTTGGATACCTGCAGCAAGACCGCTCAATCCGCCTTCGCCATCCAATCCCCACTGACCTGCAAGAGCCTCTAAAGCGTCTGACAACTGAGGAGCGATGATACCGAACTTCTCACGGATGGCGTTCAACTCAGACATCAACACACTCGTGCCGCCTGCATTGTATTGGTCAACGGCACGGTCAATCTGCTCGAACAACGGCTGCAGCATACGCCCTGCGATACGCATCGTAGCCTGTTTCACAAACCACTCCTGTAGGAACTCATCAAAGTGGTCTTGTAACCCATGTAAGCCGTCACCTGTCTCAAGGAAAGCGGACTTCCAAGCATCGACAAAGTTTTGAGCCTCGCCACGATAAGCATTTTCTCCCAATCCACCGAAGAGTTCGAGCATCTTGTCTTTTTCTTCCTCAAGAGCCTCATCGAGTTCGTCTATCGCTCGCTCATATTGACGAACAAGGTCTTCATCGGTACTCTTCTTAGCATTTTCGGCAGCAATCAATGCTTGATACGCCTTTTTCTGTTCTTTGATTATACGATTCATCTCGTTGGAAGCCTGAACTGCCGATTGAGTGTCCCACGCCTTCTCTCTCGCCTTTTCGACTCTTCCGAGTGTGATTTCAAGTTCTTCGAGTTTCAACTTGTTATCGTCAATCGTTCTATTAAGGTCTCTTTCACTTGCACTTATCCCGCTCTTGATGATGTTCCAAGTCTTAATAAGACCGTCAACCATAGCGCCGATATCCGTTCCTTTACTTGAGATTGCTTTCGCAATATCAGCTACCAATAAGCCTGCATTTACCGCAATATCGACAAGGTCGTGGGCGAGTTTCTTGCTCGCATTGTCCGCCTTGTCGAACATATCCATCATTTCGGTAGCGATAGTACCTGCGGCTTGCGCTGCATTACTGAAGTCTTGAGCGCCTTTCGCTACGCCCATGTGATAACGAACCCAAGCTGCGTAACCCTCGTTTTGCTCCTCGGTGATTTCTTCGATGTTTTCTTTGGATTCTTCGAGTTTTTCATTGACGGTGTCAAGATACTTTTGAGCGTTGTCCAACTGCTTTTTCGCTACCTTTTCATTCCCTTCAATACCATCGTGACTCAATATATCATAAGCCTCTTGTAATTTAGCTACATCATTCGCAGCATAATCGTGCATCTGTTGCCAAAACATCTCTTGCTGTTCCCAATACGGCAACATTTCATCTCTATTACCCGCTTGCCACGTTTTTTTAAGTTCTTTATCCTCTTTGAATGTGCCAAATAAACTGCGAGACCTCTTGGTCTTCTCCAACTTGTCGAGAGTCTTGACGATTTCCTTGACCTGTTTCGGGTTGAGTCTCTTAACCTCCTCTTTGAGAGCGTTCAATTTCTCAATCATTATGTCAATACTCACGTCAGCGACGTTGTTCAAGTCTTGGAACATCATAATGTAGAAGTCGCTCTTCTTGAAGTCTTCCCACTTTTTCTTCGCCAACGACTCGTCGGTCTCTTTCTTTATCTTGCCCTTAATATCGTTGTATTGAGTATCGGTATAATATCCTGCATTATATAAAGCGTCAAGTTCAGCCATCTTCTTCAACTCGTCAAGATGTATCTTGACAGCCTCATCACGACCTTTCTCCAAATAAGCGGTGTACGTCTTGAGTCTGTTGACGAGAGCCTTGCGCTCCATATCGTCAATCTTGTCTCTAAACTTTTGCACTTGCTCGGTCAATTTTTTAGGGTCATCGCCAAGGTTGACTTGTTTGTCGTAAAAGTCATTAACCGCCTTTCTCAACATATCTACTGTGGTGACGTCATATTTGAATATACCCGCTAATTCTCCCGCAGGTAAATTCAATTTCTCCAAGTCAACCGTGAGGTCGTAGTTGTTAAACATCTTCTCGATGTCTTTTGCAAAATCTTCTCTAATCTTAACTTGAGCATCTATCTCAATTCTCGCCTCATAAGAATCAATCTTCTTCATCACTTCTTGCTTGACTTCATCTTTGATGTTGGTTGCAGCATCTAATGCCTTTTGAATTGATGCTGATAGTCCCTCCATAGAAGTGAAGTCTATCATATCCATTGTGATGCCCGTACCTTTGAAGATTTCTTTAAAAGAATCTTCGAACGCTTGACGTACTTTTGCCTCGCTCTTGGCATAGCCATAAGCTGACTTTGACAGCTCGTCATAGCGCTTCTTCATCTCCTCCAAGAGATTCACCTGCTTGCGAAGGTTGGCGGCATTAAGCTCGAAGTCAGGTTCAGTTGTACCACCTATATTTTCAGCAGTAGCAAAGAAATCAATTCCTCGATTTTTAAGAAATGATTCAAGTTCTTTGATTTCTTGTAAAATAGCTTCGTATTCGGCTATTCTATCAGGATTTTCCAACATACCTAACTGTGGCAATGCTTCATGTTCAGCCACCTTCTGACGTAACCATCCCAATCTTGCCTCAGCTCTAACAAAAGCCATCTCGTCGATACCCAACAAATTGTTGAAATACTTGTTTAAGTAAGACTTCATCTCATCTGACTGAGGCGCAAGTGTCTTGATAAATATTTCGTTAGCCTTGTTGATGCCTTCCGCCGTATCTTTGTTTAGTCTACCTGCATTTTTTACAAGCCATTTCAAGAACTCTTCTGTAGTCATATCTCCGACCTCTTCAAGATATTCCTCATTATCTTGAATGCCGTTACGATAATAACGCATCAATTCGGACTGAATATTGTCTAAAGCAGATATAGCACGGTTTTCGTCTCCCCACATATCGTACATCTCGAAACTTCCACTCCACGGCAATAAAGCATGTCCGAGTCCCATTTTACGTTCCAATTGACTGCCACCAAACCAAGGAAGTTTGTATTCGTCGAAATCTTTGAGTTCATCATTTAATTTGTCAAACTCCTCAAATGGCATGTTTTGGATAGCCTTTGCCATTTCTTCAAACGACCTCGCTGCGCCCAACGCATCGTTTGCAATATCCAATTCTGCAATCTTTGTATATATCTCATATAACTTGGTGCCTTGCAGATTGTTGGTCTCCATTGCAGAAACGAGTCGTTCAGCCTCGCTTTGCACAGAGCTCATCTTTACACGTATGCTCGACAACTTCATCTCCCAATCAGAAAGATTCTTTTGGTCAGTATCAGAGAACATACTTTGCGTTTTCATTGCATTGATGAGAACTCTTTGCTCTTTAAGTTTGCGGATATTTGCATCCAACGCATCGTTCATCGTGATTAACCCATCCTCACTAATTTCCATTTGCGCTGCAAGTTGTGGATATTCGTTAATCAACTTCTGCATTATAGCACGGTTCGCTTCTTTCGCCTTTGTGTTTTCCTCCTCGGAAGAAGTCTCGTCTTCGATATAACTGTTATTGAGTTGAATCTTGTATCTTAACTCCTCAAAGTATTTCTGACTCTCGTAAAGATGATAATTCTGCTCGTCTATTTCTTTATTGACAGCTCTCATTTGACGAGACATATTCAATAAAGCCGTAGCAATACCGACAATTACTGTCGGTAAAGTTATAAATCCTGACAAACTTGACAAAACCGACCTAAATTTCACCAAATTAGCAGCTGTCGCTTTGGAAGCCTTACTTAAATCTCTCAAAGCCAAAACATATTTCCCAACCCAATTGATGGCGACTCCCCAACCGATAGATTTCAACACTATCGCTACTGTACGCCAATTACGCACAATGTCATTCAATGCTGAGACTAAATTCTTAATAGTGCCTTCATTTCCTTTGCCTATCGTATTTAACATTTGGTCATAGGCGTCACGCAACTTCATCAACTGACCTTTGACGGTCTGAGACTGCACATACTGCATGTTGTAGAAGATGCCGCCTTGGTCGGTCATTCTCTTGAATATCTCAGCGACATCCTCAAACCTGACCATTCTCTTCTGTACCATATCCATCACCTGAGCGGTGGAGACCATCTCGCCCTTGGCTTCGGTGAAGTATTGTGACAACTCGCCAAGGATATTCACGCCTGCCTCGGTAAACTGACGGATTTCAGACGCACGGAGGTAGTTGGCAGCCTTGACCTGACCATAAGCCAAGATAAGACGCTGCATATCCACTCCCAAACCTGCGGAAACGTCAGCAAGACGTTTCGTGGTGTCAAACAGCTTCTCCGTCTCTATACGATAAGCAGCTAACTGTTTGGTGTATTTCGTCAACTGCATAGCGGTATAAGGCGACTGCAATGCCGCACGCATCGTCTTGTCCCAAATCTCGTCAGCCAACTGTTTGTTCTGCAAGATGGAACGCAGAGCCACTTGCTGCATTTCAAACTCTCCACGAGTCTCAATGAGCTTCTTACCAAACTGTGCAAGACCTCGAATAGAAAAAGCGATACCGAAAGCGGAGGCAAGACGTTGGAGAGTCGGGAGCATCTTGTCAAGTTCAAGTCTATTCGCCTTTGTCTCTCTATTCGCCTCTTTCCATCTATCACGCAAACGCTCTGTCTCAAGACGAGCGGCGGCGGTTTTTCTTGAACCCGGATGTTCCGTCTCGATTTTTTTCATAACATCGAGAATTTCACGAAGCCTACGCTTTGTATCATCCAAGTCTTGTGGATTGACCAACAACCCTTGACGTTTCTTGCCCAACATTTGTTGATATTGCTTGTTCAAGTTGTACAACTCACGCATGTTGGTAACTTGGTCTTTGATGGCTTTAGCCGAAGCATCCTCTACTTTTCGACCTTGGAGTCGATTTAGTTTATCTTGGTATTGTTGCAGTGAACTCTTCGCTTTTTCTATCGCTTGATTAGTCTTCTCCCAATTCTTCGAACCTTCTTTGTATTTACCCAACTTTTCCTGTAATTCGACAATTTTCTCCTCTGCCTTGGTTATATTGTCAATGGTTTTGCGCCTGTCGTCGTCTAATCTTGCTCTCGCTTGACTCCAAGCGGTACCCTTGTTATCTTTTTTACCCCCTGCTGCGACATTGACGATTTTAAGCATGTCGTCGTACATCTGAGCGGCAGACTTCTTTGATGCATCGGCTAAACTCTTGTATTCGGCTTCAAGGTCTTTAAGTTGTTGCTTCAATAATTCAACGGCGTGAGTGTCTTTCGATTTCTCATACTTCGTGATGTCATTCTTCAAGTTCGCTATCTGTTGTTCTAACTCTCCCTTCTTTCCCGTACCCAAGTCTATTTGCCACTTGATTTTCATTGCATTGGACATACTCTTCGTCTGCTTACCAATGTAAGAAAGGAGGTTATCGACGCTGACCATACCTTGTTTCGCCGCCTCTTGAAACATTTGAGCAATGCCTTGTGTGTACTTCTCTTGATTTTTTATAGTCTTGTCAAGAGACACATCAAGTTCTGATAGATTTTTCTGCAAGTCTTTTATTGCTTGTGCCGCATTGTCTGCCATTTTTTATATCTCCTATGTTTTTTTTATTCGTTGTCAAAGTTTATTTCCACTCCAAGGTCGTTGTTGAGGTCTTCGACGCTCTTACCGTTCATATCAAGCACTCTACCCCTACGATTCTGAGCCTCTTTCTCCGACAAGTAGTTGACGCGCGAGTTGTCCATACCCATTATCTTTATCATCGGTATGCTGTACTTCCACAAATAGTCTTCCATCGTCATGAACGGATTCGCCTTCAGGAAGTCCACCATGTCTCCAATTTCGCTCACGGAGCGTATCACTTCTGTCCTTGAGTCTTTGTCCTCGTCCTCTTCTTCTCCGTGACGCTCGCTCTGAATATCTGGAGCATAGCCAGAGCGTTTATAAAAAAAGACACGTCGATAAGTCGGAGCGTGGTCAGCAATATTGAAGACATCTCCTCCTTGTTGGCGTACCATTCGATTGTCTTTCTTGTCTTATAGAAAAGCTTGCTGAATCCTTGGCTTGTGTCACCGTTCTGGTATATCTTGTTCTTGTCGTTCAACAAGATAAGCGTAAATACATCCCAAAGCGTTGGCATTGAGTTTTTTAATTCGTGCAACACATCACCGTATTTCGCTCCGTTTTCGATGTTCAGTTTGCAAACCTCGTTCACAATGAGGTATTCAGTTCCCATTCGCAGAGGTCTGATTTCCCATTCAGTCCCAGCGCACTTTTCTACCGTAAAACCATCGGCAAGAATCTCCGCGAGGCGATTCTGCGCCTCATCGGAGACCTGTAAAAGCTCGCGTTCCTGCTGCTTAATGCGTTGTTTTACATCTGATTTAGCTTTTATTATTGGCATCTTTCGTGTAGTTTTATTTCAACCGCAAAGATACGACTTTTTTCTTACATAACGCAAGGATTTTTTATACAGGTGTAGCAGACCAAGTCCCACTTGTCGAGTCAACGTACAACTGTGTCTTCGCCCCCGACGTGAAGTCTATTTTGTAAAAGCCAATACTTCCGTTATATGAAGCGAACATCGGAGTTTGGTCTTTCGGGAGAAACAGCACAGGCGTACGAAGAACATAGGTGCTCGGCGACGAAAACTGCAGCAGCGCCCCCGCCTGCGAACTGTTCTGCACACACACGTCACAAGCCATAGCAGTGCCTGCGATATTACCTTGACCCGCCCTCGTATGTAACTGCTGAATGAAAAGACGGCTGTTCAACTGCACCTTAGGCAATATCACGTCAGGAGTGCCGCTGTCAGCGAAACTTATTCTTATCAACGCATATAAAGGCGTATAATCGTCGTTGAAAGCGACCAAGCCTTCTTTGCCGATGACTGTCATGGCATTAAACAAAGCCTTTAAAACGGCGTTCTGAAGGTCGAGAATCTGCGCCGTAAATCCGTATTTTCCGCCTGAGACGTTCTGCAACAACGGTGACGCGACAAACTCGTTCTCCTTGGTCGTCGTGCTGCCTTCAGACTGCTCTATGACAATGGAGTCGCCTATGATAGCCGAAAGGTCGTAGATGTTGTCTCCCAAGACATAGTCCTTCAACGTGCTGTTATACACATATGGCATTACAAGCATTGATTCGGCATCCTTGAATATCGTTCGACCTGTATTTGTTTTTATCAATGACATATTATTTCGTTTTTTGTTTGTTACTACTTAGAAGAAAAGGGGACGGTACTCGACCAATCCCCTTTCCCTGTTATGAGATGTTTCTTCCCAAGTATTATGCTGAAACGAATGTAACAGCAACCGTTGTCGCAGCATTAGCAGCGAATGCAACAGGATTCTGTGCAATATCATCGCTACCAATGGTGAACTTGGAGAAGTTGTAACCTTCAGCTGGTACTGCTGTGAGGTAAACCATATCACCCTGTACGATGGCATTGGCACCAACAGCGAGACCTTCGACTGTACCGTTAGTAGGCTGAGTCAAAGTGACTGCCACTGTGGTAGGTGATGTTGACATTGTAACAGTGCCGTCAGCAGCAACTGAGACAACCGTAACATTGCCATCAGGACCGATTGAGAAGTTGTGACCGTTTTCGATGATGAACATGTTGGTGTTTGCATCTACTGTTCCGAGTTTCACGTCGGCGCTGTAAAGAACGCCTGACAATTCGCCACGGGCGATGTCTGTACGCATATTCTCCAAGGTGGTTTTTGAGTCCATCTTGACTTTCGGCATGACGATGCTCTTACCCTCGAACTGAAGGATAACGCAGCACCACAGGTCTTTGTACTGTGCAGGAGCAGCAGCATAACCTGATATGTCTGTATCCCATCCGAAGAGATTCTTCATGATGACGTTTTGGAAGTCAAGGCACTGCATGGTCAGATTCTTGTTACCGAGGCTGACGTTTTCATCCAACGGGTCATCTGAGAACTCATGTGGAATTTCAGTGCGCTCGGCGTCATCCTGTGTCAATGACACTGTGTCACCAACGATATCGTGGATGTCGAAACCGTTTACACCGAGACCATTGCCTGCCCAAGGAATGAAGATAATCCCTGTCGGGTCTTGAAAGCGACGATATGGAGTCGCACTTGTTTTTGTAATCATAATTTAAATCTCCTATGTTTTAATTGTTAATTGTTTAATTCGTTATTATTAAGTTAAAGTAGACGTAGTTGCGGTGCCATCCGATTGAAGAGTCGTAGTCTCCGCCGTTAGAAAGTCTGTCAACCGAGTAGTGGTCGTCGCTGATTGAATCCAACATATCACATAATGCGTCCTCCATCGTGTTGAGTTTCGCCACATTCTTCGAACCATCGGCAAAAGGTCTTGCATACAAAAACACGTAGACTGTCGCCTTGCTATACACACCGTAGTCGGTCATAGGCAGGTCGCAGTCAATGAGCACCATATTATCCCATTCGTTACCGATAGCGCTCGGCAACGTGCCTGCGAATGTGTGGTCAGATACAACGCCTTGTAGGACGCTGTATAGGTACTCCTCGACCTTACTTGTGTTTGCGTATTTGTTTGTATCTTTCATGTTTTACATTATAATGGTGTTTGATGACTTCTAAATACTTCGCCTTCGTCACCTGTTCTTGAAAGAATATATCCATATTGAACAGGCATTTTTACTCTCCCAAATTTATTTCTAACAATATCGGCTATTTTTTGCGCCCAATAAAGAATTACGCGCTTGCCATAGCCCTTATAAACGGGAGAATCGGGATATTCACCTTTAGCCTCCAAACGTGCTGCTAAATAGTGCGCTACGGCGATAACAATATTCCAATTGTTTGTATTATTGCCACCGACCGAACCTACGCTTGGTAGTTTATTCTTATTTTCATCAAAGAATGCTTCTATTCGGTCGCCATTAGTGTTTCCCGCAACGGGGCGATAAAACACTCTTTTACCATTGTGATAGATGGCGAATCCATAAGAATCTCGAACTTCTTCTAAAAGTTTCTCCCAACGTCTTGCCTTTTCCGCTTGAGATGGCTTATATGTGTTATGAACCTTAATTCTATCGAACGTAGCATATTTTAAGTGATTCATCTCATTGCTAATAACCTTGTCTATTTCATAAACAATACCTTGATTAAGAGTTTTTGTCTGAAGTGCCTTGGCATCAACTTTGAAATAACTATAAAATTTTCTGCGTGCCGAATTAGCAATGGCTTCGTTATATATCATTCCCATAGGAATAACACAATAGATACCGCCATAGGCATATTGGCTCATACGTCAAAAGCCTCCACCCTTGCGAGATAACCACGGCAACGGTGCGGCACCACGTCGCCGCCGCGCTCGGAATAGTTCTCGAAAGTGCCCAACTGCGATGGGAACACGCCTATCACCTTGCCTGCGATGAGCAGACCGTATTGGGTGCCTCGGAACATATTGCCTCGTTGCACGGGAACAACGTCGGTGTCGCTATCGAAAGGGACGTAAACATCATAGACCGCTCTCGCAGTGGCGGAAACCCTTGCGTTGGAGTCCTCTTGGATGTCGCATACCACCTCTGCGATGACGACCTCCTCCTCGACCTGTTGGGTCAAAGGCTTGGTCTTGTCTATCGTAGACTTGTAGAACACCCCTGTAAAAGGATAGTCCTGAAGTTCGTCCTTGTCGATGTATGCCATAGTTCTCTCTCGTTTTTAGATGTCGTTGCGGAAGAACACGTGGGCGGAATTGTCTACCAACTCGTCCAACTTCTCGTCTTCATAGAGTTTGTAGATGTTGTACAAGTAGTTGTAAATGTCCTCCTTGTTGTACATCGTCTGCGAGCCGATGCCTTTCTTGTAGCTGCCGTGTGATTGGTCGAAACTCGCCCAAACGGTAGGCGAAAGGTAGGCGGCCAGAAGCAGGTCTGCGGTGATGAGGTCACGGTCACGCTTCGTCAACTCGCCGTACTCCGTCACCTCAGCGACACCCCTTTCCAAGGCGATGCGCGTGAGCACCGCCTTGTCAAAGGTGAATCCCGTAAGACCGCTCATGTATTGCAATATGTCAAACTCTATCGTAGCCATAGTTTACGTCTTACTTTTGTCTTTTAGAAGCTGTAGGGTGAACCTGCGACATTCGTCTTGATGATGAAGTGGTACAGGAACTCGTCAAGAGCAGGGACAGCCTGCATCATTGCCTTGGCGTGCCACTCTTTGTAAATGCCGTTAGGCACCACTGCGTTCTCGATAGTCAACAGACCGCCGAGGGCAGGAGTGTAGACAGCCGAGATGAGGTTGTTCTGATACTTAGCCAACTTCGAGTCGAGGTTACTTGTGTGCAACACGAGACCTGCGAAGCCCAAAGGACGCACGACGGCAATGTTCTGAGCCCATCCGCTCACGATGCCGTTGGTGATGTCTTTCTGCTTCTCTTCCACGATGGAGATGGCTGGCATACCTTCCCATTTTGCGATGGCGTTCAAAGCCATGTCGTCTGTCACCAATTCAGATGATGGCAGCAATGCGCCGTTGACGTTGTAGACGAAGCGGACATGTTCGATGACCTGAGCGTTCTTCAGGATGTAGTTTGTCCAAATGTCCTTTGGAATCTCCACCTGCCAAGCGATGTCCTTGCCGAACTTGTTGTTCAGGAGCATGACGAGGTTACGACCCCAATCCAAGAACTTGAAGTTAGTTGTGTCTGACCAAACAACGCCGCCTGCGTTGAGGAAGTTCTCAACAGGGATAGCTGCCTTGACGATGCCACCTTGAATACCTTCGCCCTGTTTGTAGTTCACGACACCTGTTGAAAGCATCTGAGCTGCCATGTGCGAAAGAGTCATGTTCGCAGAGTTGATGTTGCTCTGCAAGAAGTCGATGACGTAGTTTGCGAGAGAGATGTTGTCCTCACCTACCTGCTCGAACAACTGCTCCTTGTACTCTCTTTCGAGAGCTGTCTCGTGGTAAACCTTGCCGATGAAATCCGGGATTGTGCCCGTATACTGAGCGGCGTTACCTTTCTCCATCGGTGTACCGTCTGCCAACGGAGCTCTCATGTCCATCAGGACACCTGTTTCAATCTGACGCTGACGAACGATGAAGGCTGCTGAGCCGTCAGGGTTGGTTGGAGTGACGACAGAGTCGACACGGAACTTGCTGCGCCAGAATGTGTAATACTGCGGGATGCGGTTCGGGTCGTTAAGAATAAGAGTCTGAATGGCTCTACCCTCTTTTGACCAAAGAGCTGCATACATTGTTGAATCATATTTTGCCATAGTGTTACTCCTTTCTTAATTATTCGACGAATGTGATTTCTTTCCAAGTGTAGGTCTTCTCGTCTGTGCCCGAGATAGCGATACACATGAACACGCCGTTGTCGGTTGTGTTGGTGTAGATGCCACCGAGAACGCCGACTGTGGCGGTTGTTGGGTCTGTCTCACCTGACTTAGGCGCATTGGCTGAAACCTCTGTGCTGACCACATCAATGTCCTCTTCAACACCTGCGATGGCGTTGTTGACATAGTTGGTGTCAGGGATAGAACGCATGTCGTAGTAGTTCACCTTGAACCATCCGTTCACGTTCGAGCGGTTGAGCTTCAAGACACACTCAGGAAGTGGAGACATCTTGTGGGTGTACATCAAACCTCCGAGTGCAGGAGTGTAGAGGTAACGTGCGTCGACATAGTCTTCATACTCAGTACCGATGTTCGCTGTGTCAGCCACGTTGTCAAACATCATGTCGGCATCGCAGTCAGCGACGGCGTTGATGTTCTTGACGAGCATAGCCTTGTTGTCACCAGCCTCTTCAGCCTCGACCATGACTTTGCCCTTGGCGATTGTCAGAGCTGCTGACACTGTGAGCTGCCACACGTCAACAGTATGACCGCCGATTGTTGCGGTTGTCTTGACAACAGCTGAAACTGTGACAGCCTTGCCTGTGCCGCCGATCACGTCAGGGGCGACCATGAGGACGTCACCGACGAATGGAATGTGCTTGTACCCGTCTCTCTCGATATACACTGTGGTTGAATTGCTGACAGCGTCTGCCACCTTGTATGTCTTGAGAATGTAAACTTCAGGACGGACACCTTTTTCGTTGGTGCGGAACTCCAAAAGGTCGCCTGCGAAGAACTTCGCACGACCCTTGAATGGGTTCATGATGATGCCGCCGAAAGTCGGGTATACGAGTTCGTTGTGCAACTCCTTGAGTTTCACAAACACGGACTTATAACCGCCAATGCTTCCTTGTTTCTGAACAAGGACTCTGCCGCGGAAATAGCCGTAATCTACTGATTTTACCATACTTTTACGTTTTTTAGTTATTTAGTTTCCTTTTGACCGAAGTCCCCTCGCATCTGCCCGAGCTGCGTGTCAAGGTCTGAGAGGTCGTACTGCTCATTCTGCTTGCCGCCCGGTGTTTTCGGTGTTATCGAGGTTTTAACCACGTGTTGTTTTTGGTAGAGGGCTGCGTAGTCCTTTGACTTCTGTTCGACGTCGGTGTCCTCCGCTACCGTTACCTCGTTCAGCAACGTGTCAACCCATTCGTTGTCGTCAACTCCCTGCTTGGCAATCGCCGCCTTGAGTTCGCTGCGTTTTGCTGCTACTTTCGCCGCTTTGTCTGCTTCGGCTTTGTCTTTCTCCAACTTGTCGATACGGTCGAGGAGAGCTTTCATGTCATCACTCGGTGGTGTATCTTGTGGTTTGGGTTTGGGTGGTTCCTGCGGCTTCGCCTGCTTTTCGAGCTCTGCAATTCTCTCTTGCAGTGTCTTGGTCGCCGTCGAAGCGTTCTTGTGTGCCAATCCTGCGGCTGTCGCCACAAACGGATAGACTAACTTGGTGAAATCGGCAAGTTCCATCGTCTCGTTGTCACCCACCATCTTGAAAGCGTTTTCTACGTTCTCTGTAATGGTTCTGCTCAAATCAAGGTCTTTGTCTTTGGCATCAATCATGGCGGTGAGGGCTTCAACCGCCTGTTCTGCTGTGAACTTCATGTTTTATTCGTATTTTAGGATTAAGTTTTAAATGTGCCTCAGGTCTTGAGACAAAATCACACCGCAAAAGTACAACTTTTTTTTGAGTTATGAACATAAAAAAGCAAAAAAAAATTCAGACCAAACATTTGAGTATCAGATATTTGTGTGTTTTTTACGAAAAGTTTTCAACAAAAACGTGTTTGTATTTTTTTGACTATCAACACAATGCAATTCAAATATAAAAAAGTTAAAAATTTTTTAATAAATATTTGTCGGTGTTAAAAATTTTTGTATTTTTGCAAAAAAAATTGAGACTATGACACACACAAAAATCGAAAGGCTGAGAAAAGAGTTGTTGGATGAGCACGGGGACTTCGCGCTTATCAGGATATTCAGCAAGCAGACAAAGAACCTAATCAGAGAGGTCACCATTTCCAACGTCAGAATCAACAACACAGCCGATTGGAAAGATGTGCAGGAAATCATGAGGAGCGGGCAGCCCCGTCATGTTTATATATAACGAAACACGCAACACAATGAAAAGACAACTTACACACATTGAATTGGCGCAACTGAAGCGTCGTGAGCGCAGCGACAAGGGCAAGCACCATAAGCCGACCAAGCACGGAAACTTCCGTGTGGGTCAGTACGGTCTTTCGGGACGTCTCGAAGCAGAATACGAAAGCCTTCAGGATGCGGTTGACAACAACACGGTAGGAGCGACATACGTCGGCATACTGGCTTGTGTGACAGGGCGTGTCCGCAGGCACTGCAAGAAGATTTGGAGAAAGGAGGTGTTGGAATGAAAATCTCGCAAGTAATTGCTATCTTAGCGAAACAAATCGACGACAAGGGAGATTCGGAGTTAGGCGAAAAGTTCTTCATAAGAGAGAAAAACGGACTTCTAATAGTGCACAAATATGAACACACCGACTGTACAAGAATGGATAGACAACGCAATGCGTAGCGGCAACGTCTGCAACGACTACATGCGCAAATGGAAAGCAGCGGAGACGAAGGCTGAGAAATTCCGTGTCATCTGCGACGTCAACGGCGGCGAATGGCTCTTCGACCTCGACAACAAAGGAGCCCAACTGCCGATAGACGCATTTACGGAGGAATACGCCAACTTCATCGACGGCAAGCAAATCGTTGACTATCCACAAGGATACACAAGCAAGATGTATTGCAGATACGTCGGGGCTGAAGACATAGTGGCGGACACCACAATCGTGTACATGTTGGACTGCCGAGACGCGTGTGTGCGAGTGCCGTCATACTCATACCCTTCGCTACTGCTCAGCAAGACGTGCAAGAACATCCGCATCATAGCGGAGAAAGACGCCCGTCTGAACCTTACCGTGTTCGGTGACGCCGAATGCCAGTTGGAGGGCGACACTTCAAAGGTGAAAATCGAAAACAGATAGGAGGCGGATATATGGCACTTACGTTAATACTTGTTATAGTGATGATACTAAGCTGTATAGCCACCGTCTGCGCAGCAGCAGCGTATGCGGCTTTGTGTGAAGAGTTCAGAGACGACAGAGATAAAAAAGAAGAGGTCGTCAGATGTATGATGCGCTCCTTTTGGACTTTCATCGTCTCGTTCGTTTTACTAATCATCAAACTGATATTCTGATATGGCAGACATCGAAGACATAGATTTCAACGCATTGGTGGAAGATACCGAGCCCGATGGACGCATACGCAACATGAAAGTGTTCGACGGCAAGGAATACTACGTCACGGTCAGACTGAGCGACCTTGTCGGAGCAACCATCATCGAACATGAAGACGAGGAGACGGGCAAGTACTGTCGGGGCGTCTTTCTCCCGTTCCGAGCCGCAGGATTGTCGGTCACGCCGAAGAAGAACGTCCTGCTTGTCTGTAAGGCTGAGGTCGCACAGATTGTGACATCGAAAAAAACGCACCTGCTCTCACAAATCACGGAACGTGAGGTATGGCAGGAAAGAAACAGATTGGGTTTCAAACAAGGCTTCATCGGCTTCATGAGACCCGCAGAGAAGAAAAAGAAATTTTAAGACATACATATAAAATGAAAGAGAGAAGGATAAACGAGACATTCGCACATTATAAACTCGGTACTTTGCGTGTCGTCGAGGAATCAGGCGACTACGCCTGCCAAGGCTGTGTGTTCGACACGGCGGCGAAATGCACCAACGACATAGAGAAACGTATAACAGGAGCTTGCTCCATGGAAGACCGCTCCGACCACAAGGGAGTGATATTTGTAAAGGAGAAATGATATGATTAAGACAGACGAAACAGGAAGAAGCACCCTCTCATTTGAGAGCGTCGGAGTCATTAGGAGACTGCCTGTGACATGCTACGGCACCTCAAAGCGCGGACACGAGTGGTCTATGCAGAACGTGCAATTGGAAGTCACGGAAGAGGGCGCAGAAGGCTCAGCGACCATTTGGCTCATCGCTTGGGACGAGGAACTGATTGAAACTCTGAACCGCATCGGGATTAACAAAAAGGTCAAGGTGGAATATCACATAGACTCCCGAGACTACCTCGACGGCGGCAGAACATCACTCACAATAGACAAAATAAACGGTATGACGGACGCAGAGGATTTCCTTTACGGGATAAACAAGAAAGGAGGATGACCGATGAAAAAGAGACAGAGGAAGAAATTCGCGTCAATCGACGCAAGCGGCGTGAAGGAGATTGCCGAGATGCAACGGTACATCGACGACTTGGAGAACTACCTTTGGAGGATGGCGATGTTCATCAAAGGTCGAGACGACGGGAAAACCGTAGTGAGTTTCACGGAAAAGGATAGCCCGACAGACTTTGCGACCAATGCAATATACGATTTCATCAAGGAACACAGGGAGGAGAAGAAATAACATGGAAATAATCAAACAAGGGAATCTCGCAGTGCAGAGATACAAGATGTTCTGCAACAGATGCGGCTGCGAGGCGATTTACGAAGAGAACGAGCTGCACCATGACCAAAGAGACGGCGATTATGTCGTCTGCCCATGCTGTGGCTTATATGTGTGCCATTACAAACGTAATTTAATTGTGTAAGATATGAAAGCCAAAGTAATTGCAACAGGTGAAATAATTGACTGTTTCGAATATTCATACGATGTAGACGGCAGGTTCTATATGGACGAAAACACGGAAAAAGAATACCACGAATGTGAATTGGAATTTATTAAAGAGGAGGTTTCTATAAAACTCAAAGGCTTTGTAAATGAAGATGGGGTGCCTGACTTTATACATTATGATTGGATGGACTTGGCGAAACAGCTCGGATTGCAACCTAACGACGAGTTCAAAATAACAATATCTAAAAAAGTATACTATGAATAAAGACAAGATAGAATATATCGTAGACCTTGCCACAATCAGCAAGAAAGGAGAATGACAATGGATTTGGTCTATCAAAGAATAATCAGCCCGACTCATGGCGATTGCTTCAAGTGCTGCCTATGCACATTGCTCGGATTAAAATACGAAGAAGTGCCCAACTTTGTGGAAATGAAGCATTGGTTTGCAAAGGCGATTGACTTCTGCGACAAATTAGGATACGACATTATGTGCGACACTTATTATAACTTCAACGCGCATTACTTGGAACAGCCGTCAATCGGATGCTATGAAAAACCGAAGTTCGCAGAGTGGATGTCTTTGGATAACTTGAAGAAGGATGATGGTATCAACGGACTTTTCCTCGCATCGGTTTATTCGCCAGCATACACTACTGCGGAAGAGCATCCGATTTCGCACTTGCACCAAGTGTTGTGCGATGCGGATTTCAACATAGTTTTCGACCCTAATCCGAACTATAAGAACATAAGGGAGTATCCTTATGCAAAGTTGATAGGGTACAACGGAATAAGGACTATTGACACAATCAAAAAGAAAGTAGAATCAACGAGTACAAGGAGGCAAAACAATGAGCGGAGGCGCATTCGACTATAAACAACATCATATTGAGGACATTGCCGACCATATAGAGGACATCGTAAGGAAGAACAAGATAGAAAAGAGCAAGGAAGACCTTGAACGATGGGACTACGACGAAGAAGGCAACGTGTACGAAGACAGAATGTATTACTACTACTTCGGTGGCGATACCATAGAACGCTTCAAGGAAGCAGTCAAAGTGCTTCGCAAGGCTGCGGTCTACGCACAAAGAGTGGATTGGCTGTTGAGCGGAGACGATGACGAGAAATACTTTCACAAAAGACTTGAAGAAGAACTTAAAAAATTGGAGGAAAAGCAATGAACGAAGAGAAAATAAAGTACATCGTCGAGCCAGACGAGTCGAAGTGCATAGCCATCAGGATAAAAGCGACCATCGTGTTCGCATATCCCGTCTGCAAGGAAGTGTTGGAGTACAGCCCCAAGGTCATCACAAGGACAGGACAGGTCGTCAAGAACGTCAAACCCGCCAAACGTGACGGAGAGAACATCCTCGTCGGGGAAATCGACGGAGAACGCCTCATCTGGGACGAAAACGGCACTTACCAAGGCGACAAGGACAGCGAACTCAACTTGTTTGTGCCGGAACGCTACTTCGACAAGCGGTGGCGTGACAAAATCAAGATTAGCAACGGCGAATGGGCATTGAAGTACCAACGCCAACATCCGACTGTCGCAATACCCGAACAGAACAAGACAAGACCATGGGGAAAATGATGCAGGAGGATTGAATATGGCAGAAAACAAGGATTGGATTGGAAACAAAGCATCCATTTGGAAGACATTGGGCGCAAGCAACCACACGGACAAGGAACGGCAAAATGAGGATTTCTACGCAACAGACAGAATTGCGATTGACAAGTTGGCGAAGGCTTTCGTAATTCCGCACAATGTTTACGAGCCTTGCTGTGGTGCTGGCGACTTGTCAAAGCGTCTTGAACAACTCGGTCACAACGTGGTCAGTACAGACCTCGTGGATAGAGGATATGGCGAAGGTGGAGTGGACTTCCTTCTTGTCAACGAAATGCCGTTTGACGGCATGGATTGCTGCATACTCACGAATCCGCCATTCAAATACGCAACGGAAATGGTCGAACACGCTTTGCAGATACTGCCGTATGGTTGCCCTTGCATATTCTTGATGAAGACGACCGCATTGGAAGGCAAAGGCAGATGGGATAGGCTTTACAGAACGGGCTACTTGCAAGCGATATACCAATTCAAGGAGCGGCTTCTGTGTGCAAAGAACGGCGACTTCGATGGTATGATTAAAGGCGGAGGCAGTGCAGTGGCATACGCTTTCTATGTGTTTTCAAGGAAGAAAAGCGAAGCGCCTTTGATATATTGGATATGACAAAGGAAGAGATAAAAGCGGAGATAAAGCGCCTCCAAGAACTACTTGCCAAGATGGAGGAAGAGGAAAAACTCGATTTTCCGCACAAACAACTGGACTTATTTGAAAAGGAGGAATAAACATGACACCATTCAACTGTAACCACGAATGCGATTTCTGCATCGCATACACATGTGAAGAGAGAAGCCATAACACGGGCACATACACATCAACCGACACTATCTCAATCACCGCAGAGGAAAGCAGACTGATAGAAAAGGAACTCGAATACAAGGACATCATCGACCATCTGAAAAAAGCGGCAATCGTAGTCGGCTTTGACAAAAACATCGGCGACGCCATAAGGGAATTGTCGAAACAGACAAGATTCACAGACGATACCGAAGACGCTTTCAAGAAATTAGTCAGCTCGGCGTTGGAAAAATGAAAACTTAACTTCTTTGTGCATAATTACTCATGAAGTCCCGACAGACTCCGTCGTGAGACGCAGGACGGTCGGGCAAGAAACAGCAAAGGCACCTCATTAACTTGGGGTGCCTTTCGCCTAACAATTAAATAAAGAATATGGGATTTCAAAAAAATCTCTTACTCATTCGTAGTAGCAGATGATTTTATTAAATTGAGATTCTATCTCTTTGGTCTTACGAGTTTTTTCAAGCTCCCTATCAATGAGTTCCTGTTCCTCCTTCTTAATTCTCTCAACCTCATCAGGACGTGAAATAGTGTTCATTTCCACGCTTGTCTTCTGTGACAAGATTCCAGCATTCTTCATAGTTGCCAATGCCTGATTATATTCGCTTTCCGAGTACGGCTGCCAAACGTCGAACGACGCATTGATGTTCAGATCCTCCAAGACCTTGATGTCCTCCTCAGAGAAGAGCTTCTTGTTGCGGAACTCCATGGCGAGACCCTGCTTGAACAGGCGCACCATCTTGTCGGCGACGTTCTGCCATTCCACGATGCCGTTCTTTGCGGTTTGGATGTCCAAGGACTGTGTCATCTGAACGGCGACGCCCGAAGTGTCGCTTGAAGTGTGGATGTCCTTAGGTAGGATGAAGGTGGTGCCTGACGCTATCTGAATGCGCTCGAAGATGTTGTCCAATGTGTCAATCATGTTCTGCGGCGCAGGAGGCTCCAAGAACTTGGCGTCACCCTTGCCCTCATAGCTCACGTCGTTCAGGACGATGTTGCCCGCAATCTTCTGTGCGTTCTTGTCTATGCGCCCCTTGACGTACAACATGCCCCATCCCCACTTGCGCTGAAGCACTTGGAAGATGTTGTACAATATCTCGTAGCTCTCGTCGAGCGACTGTGTGCCCTCCCAAGCGACCCTCGTGCGTTTGGTGATGAGCGGTATCTCCCTGAAGCCGTGCCCGCCGTTGTACTTCTCCAAAGTCCATTCGCCTTTCTGATTGGCTTCCCAACGGTAGAAGTTCTTGTCGTCCCAACAGTCGATGTAGGTCTTGTTGTCAGCCTCGTAGCAAAGAGCCTCCAAGAGGCGGTCTCCGTTCTGGTCGTTATGCGAGCAGATGACGTAGCCGTCGGCATACGATATGATGCGTGAGCGGCATTCGCCACGTCTGTCCATGTAGTACAGCAAGCCTGCGTCGCCGTATGACTTCGCCGTCGCCACCATCTTGACCTTCATTCCGTCCTGATTGCGCAAGTCCCAATAGTTCTTGAACACGACAAACATCTCCTGCTGCTTGTCGGTCGGTTTCTTGTCCGACAAAGTGAACTTCATCGGGTTCGACGCCATGTGGAGCGTCTGTTTCTCCATGATGCTGCGCTGTATCGGCACTGCGGTCTTGATGAAGTTCATCTCCGAGTAGTCGCCGTCCTTGTAATGCGCTGCAATGGCAGGGATGTTGTCATCGAAAAGCACCTTGTGCATGTCGGGGTCTAACTCCGCAATATAGGTGTCCTGTGAAATCACGTGCCTTTTGACACGTGGAAGCTGAGCCTTGACTCTGCCGCCGACATACACGTCAGGCAGGTTGATGTCAAGGGAACTCATCTCAGCCCCTCTCGTGAAGGGCTTTCTCTCGAGCAGACGGTCGGGTTCTGCAAGCAAATGGTCTATCTGTTCCTGTGTTGTCATAATTTATTGTTTTTCAATTGATTGATTTTCAACTAAATTCCATCGTCTCATCGCCTCCTCCTTGTCGAGTTGGTAGCATTCGTGACGTGTGTGCGGGCATACGAAGTCGAACTTCTTCTCGACGATAATCATGCGGTCGAGCTGTTTGCTTTCGACTTTGAACTTGTCATTGAGCTTGACACGGATGTCAGCCATAATCTTCAAGCCGTCCTTAGCCTCAATGACGCCGTCGTCCAACGCCTTTTGCGTCTGTTTCAGGAGTTGTTCCATCTCCCGACGGTTCTCCTCGAACGAGATGCCGCCCGTGTCGGAATCCGCATTCATGTTGCGGATATATCCCATGTCGGTCATGTAAGCCTCCAATTCGGCTCTCATGTCGTCGGCTATATAAGCCTCATAACCATCGGAGCCGAAGAGACACTGATAGGCTATGTTGTTGTCGGAGAACATCTTGGAAAGCAGTGTGTATGCGATGTCCCTGACACGTATGTTCTTTCCGTTAGTCCTGAAGTCCTCGATTGTCGACTGTATCTGTTCCTTGTCCATATATCTGTATTTTAATTGTCATCTTCCGTAGCTGACGCCGAATGCTGCGTCATCGTATATGTTTATCCTCTGTCCCGAGTCGACCTCCTCCTGATAGCGGTCGTATTCGCCTCTCGTGCTCTCCAACTCATAACCGTCGGCGATGTCGAGCAACGGGTACATGCGCATACAGCATGGGTCGAGCAAGTCCATAGACTGACCGCTGCCGAGCTGTTTGTTCATCTCCTTCTTCGTGAGAAGGCGTTTCTTGCCGTTCTGCGCATCGGTGAAGCGCACGACACGAATCTCCCTGATGAACTCCTCCTGTATCGTGACCCTGTCCTTTATCTTCTGATGCAGGAACGTGCTTTTCGCCACTTCTTCGGAACAGGAGACGTATCCGTTCTTCACAAGCCAAATGAACTTGCCGTAGCAGCAGTCCTTGAGCTTCATGTATTGCAGGGCGTTCACGCCGTAAGGCGCCCTGTAACCCTCGAACGGCACCGCATTGGGTATATAGTCGTTGATATAGATACCCGCTCTCACGGCGTCGAATATGATATGGCTGTCAGCGACATTGTTACGAGCCGCAAACGCCCTGAGATGTTCGGCGTTCTCTTTCGGTCGGGACATCGTAAGTATCTCTATATCAATGATATGCAAGCCGTCCCATGCCAATGCGAGGAAGTTGTTCGTGCCCAAGTCGGCAAGGTCGCATGTGACCCATCGGTCGTTGTTGCGCTGTTCGTCGTTGGTGAACACTGCGCTCGCCTCGTCATAGGTCACGAGCACGCCCTCCTCATCCTTGCTCGAGACATTCCAATTGCCGCCGAGCAGCTTCTTGCGTTCCGCACCTCCCATCATGGCGACGGTGCCCATATATCCTGGGTTGTTGGCAAGCATCAGCTTGTTCTCGCTCATGTGTCCCTGATAGAACACGAACGACTTCACCATCTGTTCCCAAGGCTCCCCATGGCGTGCCTCGTCAATCTCAGCCCTGCACATCGCATAGACCTCCTCCTTGGAGTCGCCCCAACAGACGTCCTTGGCGTCATTGCCCATGATGAAGAAGTAGCGCACCACTCCGTTACGGTCGGGTCTTATAGTGCCGTCCTCTCCGATATACCAGTCGATGAAGTCCCTTATCCAACACTCCCTCTCAGGGTTCATGGTGGCAAGAATCCTGCCCGCATATCTCGATTTGCCCCTGTTACGTGACACGAGCGTCTTGAAGGCGTCCCATGTGAACTCCGTGAGCTCGTCGAAGTATATCCAATCGTATTGACTGCTCTTGAAACGTCTCAGGATAGCCCTCACCGATTGGTCTGCCACATGGCAGAAGTCGATATACGCCCCGCCTGGGAACGTGAATCTCGGCATCTCTGACTGTCTCATGTGTCCGCCGCCAACAAACAGCTCGTTCTCCCATGTGTCCGTGACTCCGCCTCCACGCTTCAAGTCGTCGATGTTGTTCTTCACCACCAACCCACGCCATCTCGGGTCTAATGACGGCTCGGCAGTAGCCAAGGCAGCTCCGAAGGTGTTGTGGGTTACAATATAATCATCAACGATGTAAAGATGCAGTGGGTCGTCGATGTAAATGCATCTCGCATCGGCAACACGTGTCTTCTCTACCGAGACTACATACACGTGGTCTCTCTTCCTTACGAAACTTTTCCCCTTCGAATAAACCTTTTCCCAACGGTCAGAGTGTTTCTTGCTTGAAAATATCTTTTCAGGTGTCTGTATGCAAATTTTGAAAGCCTTGCCGTTAGTGTATTTATCCGTTCTGCCGTCATAAGACACAGTAACGATATAACCAAGACTCCTACATAATGCCGTGACGTCTTCACACAAACGGTGACTTGTCGTGAAATAGGAATAACATCCGTTGTCGGCAACGTGGCCGTCAGTGTCAAATAGCCCTGCGAGAAGTTCCCGCCTTTGCTTGATACTACCCCAAAGATATTCCTCGGGAATGAACTTGCTGTAAGAATATGTGTTTAATCCGACTTTTGCACAATAATTTTTATATTCCGCTGCAAATGGCGAATAGAACTTCTTTGTGAAATTTCCGTCATACTCATATACCCTCGTCGCTTCAGATAGCACCATAATCTTCTCGATGACATCACGTTCGGCATTCGAAATGTAAAAAGCGGTATCACCGACCCACGCAGCGTCTGTAAGACATCCGTCACCTATCATAACACCAAGGATATACGGAGGTATCACAAAATCCTTTTCCGAAAACTCCTGTGCGTCAGGTACAGGCAGATACGACTTTTTGCCCTCTTTTAGCCTTTTTATGAGTTCTGCGGTATCGCAAGTAGTCAGAAACCTATCCTTGCCTCCAAAATTGTGATATTTATACATCTGCTTCTCTGTCCTTATCGACCAAAGATGCTCCAATCCGCACTCCACACTACGTCCGTCACTCGTCGTCAAACGGTAAATATCCTTCCCTTTGTGCTCAAAAATATGCAAAAGCATGGCAGGGCATCCAAAGGGAGTGTTTATCAAATCACCCTCCTTCAGGTCTCCAATCGCAACCCATCCGTTTGGCGTTAAAACCAATGTGTCCAAGGGATGCAGCTTGCCGGCCCCAAGGTTCCCGCCGCCGAAACATACGTCGACGTTCGTCCTCACAGCCATCTCCTGATACCCGGGCTGTGCCCTGTATATTATCGTGTTACCTGCCATATCTTTCCGTTTCCATAGGATTCCGTCCGCAAAAATACAACTTTTTTCAACACAAAAGTAAAAAAATGTTCCGCCGTATCATTTTATTCCCTATCTTTGCACCGCTTTTTCATCGGCGGCGGGAGACAATCATTTCATCTTTTTTCAATCAGTATCGCCAATGTACAAATCATCCGCCGCACTTTATCCATGTTGATATTTGAACTTTTACTACCAAAGAAGCCGCCCCTCCCAAGGACGGCTCCTTTCTCATTTAAGCCCCGTTTCAGCCCATCCAATCTCTTGACATATCTATTTAAATTATTACTATAATTACTCCGCAAACTTACAAAAAAAAAATAAAAAAATAAAATAAAAACTTTAAAATAAATATTTTCCAAAAAAATTTTATGAAAAATAACGAAGAGAGGCTTATGGGGTCTCTCAAAATTTTTTTCGGGGGTGGGTGGTCGCTAAATCATTGATTTTCAACGAGTTACGTAGATAAACTAAAAATTTAGTTTTGGAACGTGTAAAAAAAAATGCTCTGCGAAAAAATGTGACTTTGTATCTTTGCAGTGTAAAAGTTCAAATATTTATTAACACCTTAAAATTATAACATCATGGAAACAAAAAATTTAAGCACAACCAAAGCAGCAGCAATTAATGAAATTGCTAAACGTATGAACGTTGCAAACTGGAACGACGAAACAATTAAAACAAACTTTGCAGATTTCCAGAACCTTCGTAAGGACTGGACACAAGAAGAACGCAAGGAGGCCGTAAAAGTGTTTTTTGCAAACTTCGACAAACTGACAGTTGCAAAAATCAAGGTAGTCACACGTATTAACACCGAAAAAACCACAAGGACCAGCGAAACGGCAAAAACCATTGGAAACGTCATTTTTCAGGATATTGCAACGCAGCGTAAAAAGGTACGCGGCATGCTATCAAACGCCGTTGAACGTAAAGCGCAACTTTACAAACTCGCCTACTCAAAGAACTTGTATTTGGCAACTTTTGACACGCTAACAGATGATGAATTTTTGAGTCTTTACAAAGGAGTGTCAACAATTAAAGTTGAGAACGTTGTCGGATTGCTTACTACTAAATTAAACGTGACAAAATAACGTTATTCGAGGTTGTACAGGTGTATTTTGTCAGGGTCCGAGTCCCTGCCAGCCTCCAAACAAAATAAAACCTTTTTAGGCGCTGGCACTACTACCAGCCCGCACCAAAAACCCCCGCACGCCGTTTGTGTGTACCGGCATAACAAACAAACACACCACCACCGCAAAGGAGGTAAGGAGTACTTTGTCCCTTGCTTATGATAGTGCGCTGCGTGCCGTTCCTTGAATTACTGGCAAATTACGGCTGCAAAATGAATTTTTGCACCTGCAAAGAATTGAATTCTAAAGCGTCGGTAGCGTATAGAATAATTTGAGCGAATTTTTTGCGGGCCGTTTAAAGCAAACCAATTTGAATTTGGTATGCAAGTGAATAATTAGGGAGTTCGTGTACTTTGTCGCTTACTATGATAGAATTATTTGGCTGTATATTGAATAGAATTGCGACCCTAGTCGGTGTATGCAGGTGGGTTGTGCATACGTTCATATTGAATGAATAAAACGACGTTTATACAGATAGTGAACTGAATGCGTTTTTGCACGTGTGTTTGTAAGTTTGAAGTAACGAATTTGTAATGAATTTGTGAAATTCTGAAATGTAGTATAAAATAAGTTTGTTCTAATGTAGTGTGAATGAATCGACAACGCTTGACCGCACGAGCGAGGAAATGTGTTTTTGTGCTGTGATAGCACGAACTCGGTGTAGCCGGTACGGACTGGCACAC